GTACTCTAGCACGTTTACCAAAATTTGCGGCGGTGTGTAACAAACCTGCATCCATGTCATACCATATGCCATCTTGATTTAGCTTGTACATTTGTTCGCGCATTAGATCAATTAAGAAACTTTCATCACTGAGAATATTCAAATGGTATCTGTCGTCGATATCAGCGTGACATTGATATGCTTGTCCTGGATCCAAAATGATTATCCTTGCTTCGCCTTTAGTAACAGGCAAACTGTTATATAAAGTTTCCCAAACAGTTCCTTTGTATTCATCTTTCAAAAACCAAGAGTCGTAAAAGAAATCGCCAGTTGGCTGATTAATAGTCGTTTTCATGCCACCTTTGGGCAATGATTGACAAGCCTCTTGTAATAATTTTGGATCTATTGTATAATTGGTAGGAGTTAGCATGAAATATTTATGTGCTACTATTATTGCGTAAATAAAAGATGAAGATTAAAATAGCACCGAACTATGATCCAAAATATCTAGAAGTAGAGCGTCCTCAGCCATTAGTAGATAATCAAATTGAATCTATGATACAAGATGTAATGAGTGGCAAAATAGATAAGGATATTACGGATAGTGTTTATACTAATTTCAAGAAAGAAATGACCAATTGGTTATTTCAAAGCAAACTTAATAAATTAACTGGATTTGATAATTTTAGTCGCGTAGATATAACTAATGGTTGTACACAGTATATAGATACTATCTACATGAAAGGACCTGTGCAAACACTAAAGGGTGACTATAGATACCATAATAGATTAAACCCGAACATTGTTTTTAGTGTACCTGGATACCTACGTAAAGATTTACCATTAATTATTGCCATGCCATTTCCTAGCACGGGGGATGTGCATGTAAGTATGAAGGAGATATTAGATGAAGCGAGAGACAAAGGTATTAGTGTACATGTGGACGGCGCTTGGCTTACTTGCTGTTGCGGAATTGACTTTGATGTATCTCATCCATCAATTGAGTCTGTCGCTATAAGTTTAAGTAAAGGTCTAGGGCTAGGGTGGAACCGTATAGGACTACGATGGACTAAGAATACAAACGCCGATGCTATTACTATTATGAATGATTTTAATATGAACTTACGAGCACCGGCTATGATAGGACTATATTTTATACGAAATTTACCTCCGGACTATTTGTGGAATACTTATAGTGATACCTATTATAAAATATGCAAAGACTTTGACCTAACTCCAACTAAAAGTATATATCTTGCATTACAAAACAACCAACCTGTAGGACTAAGTCCATTAATAAGATATGTCTCTGAACGTTAATCCTCCTACATTCTGTATGCATCCTTTTACAGGATTGGCTACAAGAGAAGACGGTGCTATTTGTGTATGCTGTCGAAGTCATCCTATTGGAAACATAGAAAATAACACACTTGAAGAAATCTGGAACAGTGACAATATGAAACGTATTCGTTACCAAGTACTAAATGGCTACAAGCCACCTGAGTGTGAACCTTGTTTTAGTCTAGAAGATCAAGGAGTAGAAAGCCTTAGACAACGTCATGTTGCTGGGAAAATACCCGAGGCTAGAATTAAACTGTATCCACGTGCTGTAGAATCTATGAATAGCGATTTTACAATGCCTTTTGAAATTCCTACCATGGAACTCAAACTTAATAATTTATGTAACCTTAAATGTCGCATGTGCCATCCTATGGATAGTACCAGTTGGAATGATTGGGGAGAAATTAAAGATTTCTACAAGAAAGAAAATAACATCATGTATGCTATTGTAGAAGATCATAATTTAGAAAATAAACCATTCCTTGACAAATTCCAGGATAATCCAGAATGGTGGGCTAGTTTAGAAAAAAACTTACCTTATTTCCGACGTGTAGAATTTGCAGGCGGTGAACCATTAATGGATCCTCAGCACTATCGCATTTTAGATATGCTTGCACCATATGGGCATCAGATTGAAATCAAGTATGCTACTAATCTAAGTATGCTGGGCAAGAGCAATAGAACAGTTTGGGAGTATTGGCCTAAATTTAAAAGTGTTGCTGTTAATGTAAGTATAGATGGTATGGGTGCTAGTTACGAATATATCCGTGGTAATGCTAGCTGGGCAGAGTTGATTAACAATGTCAAACAGATACAGACTATCTCAAACATTAGTCGTATTGTAGGTGCCGTTACTGTACAGGTTAGTAATGTCTTAATTTTAGACAAGATAATTGAATACTTTTTAAATGACCTTGGAATTGTATTCCATACTCATCGTGTTGAATACCCTAAAGTATTATCTGCACAAGTGTTACCATTTGAACTGCGTGCCTTGGCAATTAAGAGATTACAATCAGTTAGCTTACGAGTTAAAGACTTTGCTATGGTTAAGCAATACCCTCAACTATTAGAATATACACTTGGGCAGATACAAGACAATATCAATTACTTAGAAGCTAGAGATCAAAGCGATAAGTGGCAAGATTGTGTAGAATTTAATCGTAGGTTGGATGTCACCCGCAAACAAAGTTTTACAGATGTAACTCCAGAGTTTAGGAATTATGTATGAAACTAAAAAATCTTGATCCTGCAAAATATAAACGCTTCTTTGCCTTTGGATGTAGTTTTACTAATTACAAATGGCTGACATGGGCAGATATCATCGGCCATGACATCGAGTATTACGAGAACTGGGGTCAGCCAGGTGCAGGCAACCATTATATTTTTAATAGTGTTATAGAAGCCGATACTAGATATAACTTTGACAAAAATGATTTAGTTATTATATTTTGGAGTCCAAAGGAACGAGAAGATAGATATTCTAACAACGAATGGTTAATTGCTTCATCTTCTGGACAAGAACGCATATACGGTAAAGATTGGGTAAAAAAATATGGTACAGATACTAGAGGCTTCTTAATAAGAGATTTAGCGTACATGAAAGCCATTCAAACTATACTAAAAAACAAAAAATGCGATTGGGCAAACTTTACTTGGTATGAGTTTTTTAATAGCGAAGAGTTAAGAGAACCTTTTAAGAAATCTGAAGATAAAGAATCTCTACTACAACTGTGGAAGAAAACAAGCCAAGAAGTTTATCAAGGCGGTGCTATTGCTGAATTTTTCGATGATCGCGATGTGATCGAATTATATCAAGATGTATTTACTAATGTAGATGCTACTTATAAATGGTTTAATGATGGTCGTATTGAATCAAGAGTGGTACCTGATAACGACTTACACCCTACCCCCGAGGAAGCATTAAAATTTTTAGATTGGGTATGGCCTAATAACACGTTGAGTGATAGTGCTAGAGAATTAACAAAACAATGGCAACTGAAAATATTTGGAGACTTTGAAAAGCCTTATCGACAACCGCCGAACAGATTATGATTAAAGTAACCAGTCGATACCCCCATCAGAATACAATCAAGATTGAATGGAATCTTGGCAAGCGTTGTAACTATGACTGTAGTTATTGCCCTAGTGAAATACATGACAATACTAGCACACATACAGATATAGAAATTTTAAAATCTTGTGTTGATCAATTAGTGCTATTAGGCAAACCTGTGCGTTTAAGTTTTACAGGAGGTGAGCCTTGCGTACATCCTAAATTTGACGAGTTAGTAAAATATTGTAAGCATGTTGGTATAAGTTGGATTAGTGTAACAACTAATGGGACTCGCCCATATGAATTTTATATTGGTCTTCCTGTAGACCAATATGTGTTTAGTATACATTTAGAGTATGATTGGAAACGTGTATTCAATACCGTCGAAAGCATCCATAAACTAGAGACGGTTAAAGTTATAGCACAAATTATGGCCCATCACGATTATATGCCTGCCGCTATGCAACTACGAGCTAAATGCCAATTAGGAAATATTCCTAATACTGTCCGTCGTATACGCTGGACTAAAGGCGATCATGATTTATTCGATGACATGCGTTATAATACTACAGACTTAGAATTTATTAAAGCTATGGAATCTACAGTAGGAGCAAATACAGTAGTTTGGTTAGATAAAGTAGACACCGTGATGTACCATGCTAATGATATGATCAAGAACCATCAAAATCAATTTAAAGGATGGAGTTGTAATTCTGGTATAGAAAGCCTAATGATCAATTGGGACGGCGATGTGCATCGTGCTACTTGCCGGGTAGGAGGTAGTTTAGGAAATATCTATACCGGAAGTTTTTTGGTTCCTTCTAATCCTATCGAATGTGATAGGAACTTCTGCACTTGTGCGGCTGATATTCCCTTGACCAAAATCAAACTTTGATGCATGTGTTGCGGGTAAACAAATACAAGCATCCATATTACATATAGTAGCACCTAAATGAGGGTTAAATTTTGATATAAAATTATTATCCAATATGTTAGTATTGAATAATGTTTGTCCGCAAGATCCATTTATATTACCGTATTGATCGATTAAAATACTTTCTATACCAATATCACAACTCCATCCTTTAAATTTTGTATTGCCTGATAATATGTAAGTAGAGGGTTTAGCTTTTAATTTTGTACCGTCGTTAAACTTGGCAATACTTCTATAAAGTCTTATATGCCCATTAAACAAATAACGGATATTTTTAAGCAACCATGTAAAAGTTGGATACCTCTTTAAACTAGATTTTAGGTACTCTGTTTGTATAGGTGTATATTCAACAGTTGAATGTACAACCGGTTTAGTTTCAATCATCCAAGGATACCGACTATTTTTTTTCAAGTAGTCAACAGCCTCTACACACTGATCCCAACAGTCTGTATCCATTAATACTTGTACTGTAACTTTCTTACCAAGACCGTAGACAATATCTGCAACTTGAATAGAGTGGTCAAGATCTGCTTGACTAACGTGCAGGCTCAAAGTTAAGTTGTCAATCAACCCACCATATTCTCTCCACCAACGCAAGGTTCTGCTACCATTAGATAGTATTGATACATACACGCCATCTACTAATTTAATTTTTTCTAAAAAGTTACCAAAGTCCTTCCATACTGTAGGCTCTCCACCTAGTACAGTTAAGTGAAAAAATTTCTTATCTAGTGTTGTTCTGTAATGATTGATCAAGTGTGTGATGTTGTTAACTATTAAATCGACATTTTTAGGATTAGGTGCATCTCCTTCGTTTGATCCTGGAAAACAATACCTACATTTAAAATTACAAATGTTGCTAGTTGCCCAGCCTATGTTAAGATGGTCTTTAGGTTGCGTAGATACAATTGAAACTATTTGTTTCATATTAAATGTGCCAGCTCAGGAAAAGTAGTAGAAAAATTAGTCTTACGCTGTTTGTCCATTGTAATAATGTAATCTTTAAAATCTGGTAGCAAGTTTGTATGATCTTCTTTGTCCATCCAATCTAGTATACCTTCCCAACGTTTCCAGCCATACGGGTTAGTTTCCCAGAACTCTTTGTCCTGAGTATAGTGTTTCCATAACCATTCCTGTAAATCGCCAAACAATCTTCTAACTTCTAGTTTGTCTTTTTTAGGTAATACACGAAGACTCAGCCATGTAGGGATCCAAAGTAGATGTACGCCGACTAACCCACCACCCATAACATGACCTGCGGCATTTTTATCAAAATTAATCTTCTTAAAGTTCATACCCACTTTCCATTTTATAAAATCAGGAACGTGCATAATGTTTAAAATTTGTACGGCCATGGCAATATTAGTCTGTATATTATCAGGTGCGTTATCTAACTTAATTAAGTTGTCTTCCACAGTTCGCCAGTCTAACGGATAACGTATATACTCGCCTTGCGGGCCGATTCCATCTAAACTAACACCTACCTTGACTTTGCGGAACTGACTCCATATATCAATAATTTCATCGTTAACTAAGATGCCGTTAGTATTGTAACGTAAACTAATTTGTTTAGCATAACCACGTTTAATAATTTCTAATAAAAATACCTTGTGTTCTTTAATTAATAAAGGTTCTCCACCAGCAAAGTACAATTGTTTAATATTAGGAATTTGATCATATACTTCTTCCCAGAATGCAGGATTTTCATGCCAGTTATTATTAAATTCGCTCGATTCCCAACTCATTTGTTTTTTAATTAATGGACTGGTAAAAATAGGGAATACTTTTTTATGTTCTGGTACCCACATACTACTATCGTGTGGACTACACATAATACACTTTAAATTACAAGTGTGTCCTAAACGCAGATCTAAGTACTGTAATTTATAAGGAACAGATCCATCTAATTCTGTTTCAGCAATTAACTCTTTAATGTCAATTTTTTCATTTAAGTACCATGTACCAGTTTCCCAAATACGCTTGCTAGCAATGCCTTCTGCTTCTTCTTCATAACATTTAACACAACTAGCAGGCACTTCACCTGCTAACATAGTTTTACGAACTGACTTCATATAGTCATTGTTGAATGCTTCGGTGGGCAAGTCATGTGAAAAGTTAGCAGGCTTGCCGTCTTCCATTTTAACTAACCCAACAGTATAATCACCGGTATCAGCTCCTGATGCATTAGCAACACAACATATACGCATGTCGCCATTTGGTCGCGTTGCTAAATGTATCCATGGTAAGACACAAAAACTAGGACTACCCGACACTTCAGTAATTTGTTGTTGCCAATTACCTAATTGTGTTTCTTCCGGTTGTAACCAAAATACTTTATTCATTATCTGCTATCTTAAATTTTTGTTCATCTATTTTTATAAAAGGACTATGCGGTCCACACATTATTATGCAAGTTGAACTAGACTTGTCCTTCCATTTTTGTTGCCACATTGTTTGCCAAGCATCCGTTTCTATAATTGTTTTTAACCCCATTTCTAAAACATTTAATCTTGGAAATCCTAATATTTGCTGTCGTACTAATTCGCCTTCTTCAACAACCGAATCTTCCTGGAACAAATTGTAGGATTTTAACAGTTCGACATCATAGTTTGTGTAAAGAAATGCGCCAATCATGCAACAAGGGCTTAATTGGTAGTGTGCATCGATATACAACTCTTTGTCATTAATAGCCATACAATTTATTTTATCAGCATTAGGCCAATTCCGATGTCCTTGAATAGAAGATTTGCTTACAAATTTAACTTCACTATCCGATGGTTGTTCAAGGTTGTATAAAAATTTACCTTGATTATCAACTACTGGAAATGGGCGAGCGTGTCTTCTACTATTCTTAACACTGAATCGTTTAAACCCTAACTCATTAGATAATACTTCTGCATCATTAACTTGATGCTCGTTATGTTTGAACCTAATAAACACCCATTCAGCAATGCCACCTGCATTGATAAATGTTCTAGCATTTTTTAAAATTAAATTAAAATTAGTTCCTACCCTATAAATGCTATGAGTATCTTCTAGTCCATCTAATGCAAATACTACTCTATGATTTTCAGGTAATACACTAGCTAATTTTTTCCACCAAGCAGTAGAACGCAAACTACCGTTAGTGTTTAGTAGTATTTCAATATCAGGTGCATTATCTTTAACATACTTGCACATGTAGATAAGATCATTATTCATTAATGGATCGCCAAAGTTTCCACAAAAATTAATTGTCCTAAGTTGCGATAAAACATCTTTAGGAAATATTTTAACAAAATCATCAAAGGACCATTCATTAATAGGTAATAATGGATTTTCGATTCCACCGTGTATGTTACGTGGACACATAGGACACGATGCTTGGCATCTGTTGCTGATTTCTATATGAACACTCTTAAGTTCATTAAACTTAAACATTTTGTTTTCCTATAATCATATAACGAGTATATAATGGCAATTCTAATTCGCCTGCCCATAATACATTAACATCGCATTGTTCTTTAAATTCTTCTAAGCTATTAGCGATACGGACATGCTCGGGAATATTATAGTTATTACTTTGTAAAACAAATAATGTATCGTAAGGCATACCACTCAACCATAAGTCGTATTGGTCTTGTGTAATATGCTCACAGCTAGTGTTAATAACAATATCTGCATCACTACGGATAACACACATATCGGAAGTGACCGCTTTAAAGCGTCCTTTTATTTCTTCTCCCTTATTCATCATAGTGGAGATAGGTTCGCAGGACGGATCAATGTCAATGCTACGAATAGTAGTGATAGGTATATTACTTTGAAATAACATACTGGCTAACACACCTACCCATCCGCCATGTATATCGATACTAGAAGCAAAATGCACATGTTCGTCTAAACAATCGATTAGCCACTCTTTGCTTTTAAGTTGACCAGACCAAAAGGCGTCCATAGTCCGCATAGGATCTGGACTTTGACGTATGGCCTGCATCCAATAGTGTAAGTGTTCTGTATCAACATTCATATTGCGATCCCGACTTGTCAAACTTACCACATTGTTTAGCACATTCAAATACAGGTTCGTTATCCCAAGTATTTGAAATTTTATCAAAATACCCAGAATTAAAAATGTCTGCCAAAGATTGTTCGTACAGATTAGGAAACATTCCTATTTTATCCATATAGTCAATACGTGTATTTTGTTTATGTAATTTTTCTTTAAAGTCCATCCAACAGCAAGGCCCTACATTACCCGAAGCCGCAACATAAATTTGCTTCCATTTAACTGCTTTACAGTTAATTGTACAATTGGCATCAATCTGTGACATTGGCAAATCTCTAGCATAAGTTAATATTTGCGGTAACATTTCTTCTGTCTTAGTAGACGGGTACAAGTTATAGATAGTTTTACCAGTGTCGTCTAACACAGGAAATTTAACGTCGGTAAATCTTGTTGTATGTTTAATTTGAAATGTTTTAAATTTTAATTGTTCTGACATGCTACGACATTCTTCAATTTGGTGTTCATTATGTTTAAACACCAACATGTGCCACTCTGCATATCCTCCGGCATTAATAAATGCCTCAGCATTTTCTATGATCTTATTCCAGTCTGTATTGATTCTGTATAATGAATGTGTATCTGCTAATCCATCAATACCAAATACAACTCTAGTACCCGTAACGGCTAATGCTTCCCACCATTGAGTGCTCCTAGCACTGCCATTAGTGTGCATACTTAATCGTATGTTAGGATTAACTGTTTTCAGGTAACGTATAATTTCCAAAGAATCCTGTGCAATAATAGGATCTCCTAAATTACCGCACATAAACAAACTATCAAGTTGTTGAATAAACTCTTCACTAAACCATTGTTTAAATGTCTCTAAATCTATTTCAACTAGTGACATTAATGGATTCAAAACTCCTCCATTGATACGTCGTGGGCACATAGGGCACCTTGCTTGGCACTTAGTTGTTACTTCTAAATGGACATCCCGTATATCTTCTAATTTATACATTTTGGTATTTTGCTATCGGCACTACTAACACATCTATCTGTTGTGCAAAGTTTAGGTGCAGAAAACAAAGTAAATTTTTCTATCGTACCTAAACTTGTTTCTTTACAACTATATGCTCGTTTTACTTCATTACCTCTTATTATAACACTCTGATAGCCGCTATTGCAAGTCCATCCGGCAAACTGATTAAATCCTAGGGCATTAAATCTTTCTGCTTGATCTATGTAATAATCTTGGGTGCCGTCTGTTAAACGTATTTGATATCCTTCCTGCTGTTCAAAATCATTTTGCATGATATCAATCATATCTTGTGTGTACCCATTTACTACAGCAGTAGCCGTGTCATTGCTTTGTGGTTTGAGAGTTACATTGATTCCTCGTTCTCTGAATCGTTCGCATCGTTCTAGTGTTTCATAGAACTTTTCCGGAACCATCACTTGGTTAATAGTAACATGTACTAGATCGTACATTAATTGTAAACACTTATCTCCAAATTCTTGTTCTTTGGCAAACTCTGCATGATAGCTGGCTGTGATGCTTCTCCTTTGTAAAAGTTCTGTTGTATGATGCCAACTACGCCACCAATTTAAACTAGGACTCAAATTAGTAGTCATGTGTACAGTCTGATAAGGAGTTTGGATACCATCGTCCAAATGTTTAATCAAATCAAGTAAGTACTTGTAAGCAGTTGGTTCACCACCGCTGAACGACCAATGGAACTGGTCAAACCCATTGGCTCGTGCTTGACGCTTAATCTCGTCTACAGTAGATTTATATACTTCAAGCGGTTGGTGATCAGGCTTGTCAGTCCTAGCATAAGGCCAACAATAGCTACATTTGTAATTACAAAATCTTCCTAATATCCAACTTATGTTAAATAATGGACGATCCAACATAGTTTGTTGTCCAAAATGAGTAATTTTTTCGAAAGGTATGTTTGAAAATTGCATTGACAGTATTTACAAACTATGTTAAACTAGCATTGCAGACGTGAGTGTAACATGGTAAACCTCCTCCTAGTAGCTTCGGCGAACGGAGGGAATGGGCTTAGCCAATATGGCAGCTTTGTAGGTTCGAATCCTACCGTCTGTACCATTTTTAATTAGGCAAAGAAAGAGGCAAAATGAAAAAGGCAATAGCAACTGTATTAATGTTAGTAACCTCTAACGTGTTTGCATATTACGAAGATCCGCATCAACAATTTGATATGACTCATAACGAAACAAATCAAGTTAAAATTTCTTTTATTCAAACTAATAATGTACAAGGTACATGTAGTTCAGAAGCAATTAAAAGAGGCAAGCCCGCTTTTGGTTACAGCATTGAAGCTTGTAGTTTTTGGAATTACAATATGAGCGAGTGTACTATTGTCACTGCTAATACAGCAAATTTTCATACAATCGGACACGAAGTTCGACATTGTTTACAAGGTAATTTTCATAAGTGAAAAAAGTAGCAAGTAGTCCAAAACGACATACCTTTCAAAAAGAAGGGTACATCAAACGCTGTGAGGAAAAAGGTAAAGAGCCTAATCCTGATTATGTTAATATGTACAAGACTTTCCGTGAACAAGACGAAAAAAATCTAAAGGACCCTAGGTGGCAAAAGAACAACATGGAATACGATCTCCGTAGCTCAAAAGAAATGTGCGATAAAGTCAAAGCCAGCGATAGCTATGCTCAAAACTTATATGCGGCCATGTGTAACATGACTTGGCAAAGCAGAGAGTTTTGGCAGGAAATGAAAGGTGAAACTTGGTCTTGCTCTTGGCGTCACTCTGGCGGTATAATTGCCGATATGCGTGAAGAAGGTGATTACATCGATTGGTATTGTAGCGGTATCGGCGGAGGCCTTGGTAATGGGGACGAAGAGGGTACTAAAGGCTATGTACCAGAAGGTGTAGTCACTGAAGAAATTGAATTGGACTTGAACCGTTTGGGGTGGAGACCAGTTCCTTATGAGGATGACGAAGTTTAAGGTTAAATACTAATATGAAAACAAATTGGATTATAACCGTAGAAGAAGATCCAGAAACTGGTGATTTACTATTGCCGTTTCCAGATGACTTTTTAGAAACACAAGGGTGGAAAGAAGGAGACACATTAGAGTGGACCGACAATAACGATGGTAGTTGGACTATTCAAAAAGTAAACTGATGGCTAAAGACGATATTATAGAATTAACAGGCTCTGTTGAAGAAGTACTACCCGGCAACATGTTCAGGGTAAAAGTAGAAAATATGCCAAACACACTACTATGTTATATGGGTGGCAAATTAAAGCAGAATAAGATTAGAATCATTTTAGGCGACAGTGTTCGATTAGAAGTCAGCCCATATGATCTAACAAAAGGTAGAGTAACTTATAGGTTGTAATTATGAACATCATTCTCGAACGTGTATATAATGTATGTAAAAAAGTTCGAGAAGACTGTCCTGAGCAGACAACTTTCAAAAACCTTATTGGTCGAACACGCAATACATTCAAATTATACGATTTTGATATTGCTATCAAAAGTAAAAAAGATCGAGACTTAGACGTAGACAAATGGTATGTCATGGCTTACTACGACAGTGAGAATGACTATAATATGGATACTGCTATAGAAGTCATAGTTTATCACAATCTAAAAGGAGACGAGCCGTTTGGTCCGCATCAAGTGACTAGTTTCCTTACAGAAATTTTCGATGCTACTGTACATGAGTTTAGACATCAGTATCAAAGTATGCGCAGGGATCATAATCAATACGGCGAACATTTTGACACAC